AATTACCACACATTTTGGTGGTATAAATATTAGTATGGAAATTTTAGGGTTTGAAATAAATCGTAAGAAAGACGATTTAAGAACGATAGAGGACAAGAATCAAAAGTCCTTTGTCCCACCAGTTGACGATGACGGGACTCCCGTCATTGAACAACAGAGTGGTTTTGTATCGGGAGCAGCCTATGGGTCGTTTGTCGATATGGAAGGCGGTGTCAAGAATGAGGCAGAACTTATTCGAAGATACCGAGAAACGTCTTTGGTGCCAGAGTGTGACTCTGCAATCGAAGACATAGTTAATGAGTGTATCACATCTGACACATCAGATAAGATAGTATCACTCGACCTCAGAGACGTTAAACTCTCTGATAGTATCAAGAAAAAGATACAAGAAGAGTTTAATCACATCTTATCTCTAATGAAGTTCAATCAGAACTCTCATGAATTGTTCAGAAAATGGTATGTCGATGGAAGAATTTACTTCCATAAAGTCGTTGACTCAAAAAGACCTAAATTAGGTCTAGTTGACTTAAGAAATGTTGACCCGATTAAAATTAAGAAGGTTAGAAACATTGAGAAGAAAAAGGGTGCCGACAAAATTGATAGAATTTCTAAAATAGAAGAGTTCTATCTCTTTAACGACAAAGGATTTGATAAATCCACTGCAACAGAAGGACATGTTGTAAGAATTGCACCTGAAGCTGTATGTTATACAACTTCGGGATTACTTGACTACACTAAAAACGTAGTCATTGGGTATCTGCACAAAGCATTGAAGACTGCAAATCAGTTATCAATGTTGGAAGATGCACTTGTTATTTACAGAATATCACGTGCTCCCGAAAGAAGAATTTTCTACATTGACGTAGGAAACCTTCCAAAAGCAAAAGCAGAACAGTATCTTGCAGACGTTATGAACCGATATAAGAACAAATTGGTTTACAATGCAGATACAGGGGAAATCAAAGACGATAGAAAACATATGAGTATGTTGGAAGATTTTTGGTTGCCTCGTAGAGAAGGTGGTAGAGGAACAGAAATTACTACACTGCCTGGTGGACAGAATTTAGATGATATTGCAGATATAGAATACTTTAAGAAGAAACTATATCAATCACTAAACGTCCCTGCCTCTAGAATGGAAGCAGACAACGGATTCAATATGGGTCGTGCGTCTGAAATTTCTAGAGACGAACTTAAATTTAATAAGTTCACAAACAGACTTCAGAAGAAGTTTGCAAGAGTTTTTACAGATATTCTTAAGACACAATTAGTTCTTAAGGAAATCACAACTGGAGATGAATTTGATAATATCAAAGATTTTCTTCAGTATGACTTTGCAACCGACAACCACTTTACAGAGTTGAAAGATGCAGAGATAATAAGAGAGAGATTAGATACTCTCTCAAATATTTCCGACTATGTTGGAGAGTATTTCTCTAAAGAATATGTTAGAAAATACATTCTAAGACAGACGGAAGAAGACATTAAATTAATAGACTCACAAATCTCAAAAGAAGGAGATAGTGGTGAGGACAATGAAGGAAGTGATAGTAATGACTTCGGAGGATTTTAAAAATGAGTAGTGAAATTGCAAAAGAAATAGTAGACTCAATTGAGAGTGGTAAGTTAGATACTGCGAAAGACCAAGTATTTACTGGTATTAAACAGAAATCTGCAGAATCTATCGATATGAAAAGAGTTGAAATGCAAGTAGATTGGATGGATAAAGTTAACGAACCAGCTGGTGAAGTAGAATAACTGATGAAATCCTTTGCAGAAATCACTGTTGAGTTAAACGAAGCAAAGTTTAAATTGCCTCGTGGACATAAAGAACTCAAGAGGGGTGTTGTAAAAATAGGTGGTAAGGAGATAGTAATCACTTACACTGAATATCGAGGTAAAGTTCATGTCTACATAGACGGACAAAGTTTCGGTGGTGCAACATACAAAGATTTAAAATCTGCTGAGAAAGAAATGAAATCCATGAAGGAAGTTATTAAAACAATGTCGGAAGAAGAAAATATAGACATAGAGGAAATTTTCAATGAAATTAATATCAGAGTTTAATAATTACAGTGTTTCTCCAATCATAATTGAGGAGAACGACAAAGGACAAAAAGAATACTTCATTGAAGGTGTCTTTATGCAAGCCGAAATCAAAAACAGAAACGGCCGTGTATACCCTAAAGAGGTTATGCAGAAAGAAGTAAAAAGATATAACAAAGAATTCGTAGAACAAGATAGAGCATTCGGTGAGTTAGGACACCCTGAAGGCCCTACAATTAATTTAGACAAAGTTTCACATATGATTACCAAACTAGAAGAAGATGGTAATAACTATGTGGGACGTGCAAAGATTTTAAGCACCCCCAATGGTCAAATCGTAAGAAATTTGATTGATGATGGTGCTAAATTGGGAGTATCATCTCGTGGACTTGGTTCACTAGAACAAAAAGGTGGTGCTCAATATGTAAAAGATGACTTTCAACTTGCTACAGCAGGTGACATTGTTGCAGACCCGTCTGCACCTGAAGCTTTCGTTAACGGAATCATGGAAGGTGTAGAGTGGATTTATCAACATGGTAGACTTACTGCTCAAGAAATTGATGAGATGCATACCGAAATTAAGACGGGAAAATCACATAATTTGGAAGAAATCACTATAAAATCATGGAAAAGGTTCGTTGAGAGTCTTTAACATATAAATAAAAAAGTAAACTCAAACAGGAGAAAAACATGGCAGAGTTAGAAACAAACCTAGATACAGTTGAAGAAACTGTAGATGCATTAGAGGAAGGTCAACAGCCTAACGCTAAAGCAGAAGATGGTGACAAGAAGCCTGTAAAACAAGGGTCTTCCGACGCTGAGAAAATCGAAAGCGGAAAGGGAGATGTCGTCAAACCTGAAGAAAATCCTGTTGACAAAGCTGTTGCATCAGTAAAATCAGCTGAAACAGCACCTTCTAACGAAGGTGATGCTCAGAAGAAAGGTGCATCAAAACCTGAAAAGGGTGATAAACTCAAAGAAGGTGAAGAAGATTCTAAGAAAGATGTTGCTACAACATCTAAAATGGAGAACATTAAAGCTATCGTCAACAATATGAAGGAAATGACTAAAGAAGAACTTCAAAAAACTTTTGGTAGTATATCAGAAGACGAAGTTGACGAAACCTTGACAAAAGCAGAAGTCGCTAGAAAAATCGTTGAAACACTAAAATCTATGAATGAAGCAGAAGTTGCTAAATTTGCAGAGAAGTATGAAGACGAAGAAGAAGACGAGAAAGAAGAAGAAGTCAAAGAAGAATCTGTTGACGAAGAAACTTCTGCAGAACTCGAATCTTCATTAGTAGAGATAGAAGTAGAAGACGACCTATCTGCAATCTCAGAAGCACTTGACCTTTCAGAAGAAAATCAAGAAAAAGCTAAAACAATCTTCAAAGCTGCAGTGACTTCAAAAGTTGCTGAAATCAAAGAAGAACTTGAGTCTCAATACTCAGAAGAATTAAAAACCTCAGTAGAGAAAGTTAAGAGTGACCTTGCGGAAGCTGTTGACAAGTATCTTACTTATTGTGCAGATGAATGGACGAAAGAAAATGAACTTGCTATAGAAAGAGGTTTGAGGTCTGAGATGACTGAAAACTTTATCGAAGGATTGAAAACATTGTTCGTAGAACATTATGTTGACGTTCCTGAAGATAAGTATAACGTTATCGATGAACTCGCAAATCGTCTCGATGAGATGGAAGAGAAACTTGACAACGAAGTGTCTAAAAACATGGAAATTGTTGAAGAGAACGACCAACTTAAGAGAAGTGACGTGATAAGAGAAGCCTGTAAAGACTTGTCTGAATCACAAAAAGAGAAAATGGAATCATTATCAAATGGTGTAGACTTTAAAGATATCGAAGACTTTAGTGATAAAGTTCAAGAAATCAAAGAAGCTTACTTCCCAGTTGAAGGTGAATCCATCTCTGAAGACACTATAGTTGAAGAAGGAACTGGAGAAATCTCAGAAGAGAAAGAACCTGTTCTAGAACCTTCAATTGCTAGATATTCAGAGGCATTATCAAAACTTAAACCATTAGGTTAATTTAAAGGAGATTAAAAACAATGTTTTTATCAGAAAACTTACAAGATAAGTGGTCGCCGATTCTAGAACACTCCGATTTACCAAAAATCGAAGATAACTACAAACGTGCAGTCACAGCTGTTATCCTTGAAAACCAAGAAAAAGCTCTAAACGAAGACAGAGCTACTCTTGCAGAAGCAGCACCTTTAAATTCCACAGGCACAGGAATTTCTAACTGGGATCCAATATTGATTTCATTAGTAAGACGTGCTATGCCAAATCTCGTTGCATACGACATTTGCGGTGTTCAACCAATGACCGGCCCAACTGGACTTATCTTTGCTATGAAAGCAAGATATAACGATGACGTTGACGCTGATAGACTGAATACATCAGAAGCTTTACATAACGAAGCTAGAACTGATTACTCAGCATCTGCTCAAACAACATCAACTTCAGTAGGAAGCGACCACTCAGGAGACCCATTCAATGGTTCTTATGCGTCACAGACTTCTACAGGTATGTCTACAGCTTCAGCAGAATCACTAGGTGATGGTGCTGGAAACCATTTTGCTGAAATGGCATTCTCAATCGAGAAAGCTACAGTGACAGCAAAGTCAAGAGCACTAAAAGCGGAATATTCATTAGAACTTGCACAAGACCTTAAAGCAATCCACGGCCTTGATGCAGAATCAGAACTTGCAAATATATTATCATCAGAAATATTAGCAGAAATCAACAGAGAAGTTGTAAGAAGTGTTAACAACCAAGCTAAAACAGGTGCGTCAGCAACTGCAGTTGGTGGAACATTTAACTTAGACGTTGATGCTAACGGAAGATGGTCTGTAGAAAAGTTCAAAGGACTATTGTTCCAAATCGAAAGAGAATCAAATGTTATTGCTAAAGAAACAAGAAGGGGTAAAGGAAACTTTATTCTATGTTCTTCAGACGTAGCTTC